ACAAGGTGAGATGTACTGCACCACAGATTACTGTGAAATTAAAATAAACAAGTAGTCTTCTGTGGTAAAATAGACTCATAATGTCTACTCCATCAAACCTATATGCCGAAAAAGCCTTTGCTGAGCATCCGACTGGCCTATGGGCTTTGGATGATAACGCAGACTATGTTTCTTTAATTTCAGAGGCTCAGAGAGATCTCTCTAACGGTATAAAGTGGACGGTAACGGGTGGAACTGTATCTATATATCCACAGTCAGTAGATGAACCATTTATTGATAGTTATGTTCATAGAATCGTTGCTACTCCGACATCTAGTGAGTCTGCATCTATTGTTGCAATAAGCGACGAGATCATGAATCTTAACGAACTTAATGCCTATCTAAAAACATTTTGTGTTGGAGCATATTTCTATTCTGAAAGCACCTACATTGCTGGTTTTGAAATTGGGTACAGGTATGAAGATCCAACTAGCGCAGAGATAATCACACACTTAAAAAACTATGACACCATAATCAACAACAACTGGGTTTTTGTGTCAGAAACATTTGATATACCTCCAGAGGATGCACAGATTCAACTAGTCTTTAAGATTAACTTTATTGGAGGCTCAGGCATAGAGGATGCATTTTTAGTAAACGGAATAACCTTTGGACAATGGTCAGAAGAGTTTTCTTCCACATCTCTTGGGATAACACCAATAGACATTCCATCAGCAATCGCAATTGCTCCACAAAAAGGCGTTGTTGCAAAATGTTATGGTCTGCAAGAACTTAATGGATATTATTTAGTTTCTGACAAGATGCTTAAAGCAAAAAATCTAGGAATTCCAATTGTCTATGGAACATCTAGTTTAACGGCACTGTATCCAAATGGAATAAACCCATCAATCATAATTCCTGGATTAGGATTTTTAAATGAGTCTGGAAAATTTAAAGAGTATACTTTAGAAACTTGGCTCAGAGTTAACGCATATACAAATGATAGAAAACGAATCATTGGCCCCATAGCATCTGATGATGGAATCTATGTTGATGGTCCTTCAATTGGATTAAAGATAGGCGACGAGTATCAAACATATTATGTTGGCGAATGGACAAGGCCAATGCTCGTACACCTAAGACTTGGAAAAGATGTTGCCTCTCTTGTAATTAATGGGCAAGAAGTTATATCTTTTACTTATGATCCTGACACATTAGATTTCCCAGAAATGATTTTAAATGGAAAAGAGCAAGACTGGATAGGCTTTTATGCACACGAAGATGTTTTCCCAATTGATATAGACTGTGTAGCAATTTATCCATATGTTATCCCTACTGCTGTTACAAAAAGAAAGTTTGTGTTTGGTCAGGGTGTAGAAATACCAGAAAACATTAACACATCGTATAGCGGAACTTCTGTTTTTATTGATTATGCTTTTGCAAATTATTCTGCTAACTATCAGTATCCCAAAATTGGTTCTTGGAAGCAAGCCTTTAACGATAATACTTTAATTCAGGGCAAAGGTTTATCAGTATCAAAAAATCCACTTCCACAAATTCTTCTGTCTTCAAAAACACAGGATGAGTTGTTTTCAGATTGCAATGCTATCCAGTCATCAGACACATTAAACTTTTTTTCATTTAAACCAAATCCTACCTGGGACACCGTTTCTGGGCATATCTTGTTTGAAAATTTTGATTTCTTAAAAAGTCCTGTGTCCGCTTTTTACGGATGCTTTAGATTGCCACAGTCATCTCCTCAATCACAAACTCTCTTTAGAATTGAAAAAGAAAACAGCAATAGTTATTTTGCAATAGAGTTGCTTAATAATCAAATATCGTATTCTATGAATTATAACGGAACCTTACAAACGCTATACTCACCATTAGTGGCTGAGCCAGGAGAGTTAGTCGATGTTGGATTAAATATTCCAGCCTTTGTTGAAAGATTTGGAGATCAAGCGTCAGACTTCTTTGGATCTTTATCTGATTTGAGATTGTATGCAGGTGGAAAAAAGAACAACACTTCAACTTTCACTGGTAAAATTTATAAGATTGGCTTTTGTACAAAATACAATTTTCAAAAAATCAGGGGATTATTTAATGAACTAGGCGTACCAATATGGAACGAAGACCTATTCGCTATATATCAAAACAATCAGTTAGTCGGTATAGATGGTGGAATAGACACAACCTCAATGCCACCTTCTGGAGGTCCAACTTCAACTGCTCTTGGTGCCATATCTGGTGGAGGGGTTTTTATTGATGATGAAGACGCACTTATTGATCATGTTGCAAGTTATACCCTTGCTCCTAATAAGGTCTTTGACACCTATAAACTATCAGTATCTGCAAATGCCTACTGGGAAGATCAAATCCCACTAACTTATTTTGCTGAGTCTGTTATTGATAAAAGAGGAGACCAATATTTTGATCTTGACTTTATTCAGTTTAACATAGACTATCCAATAACATCAAAAACAATTGCAATAGAGACCGACCCAGTTGACTGGACATACGCAGAACTTGCAAATGAATATGGTCTGCCAGTTCAAAGAACTTATGAATCACTTGACAATTATTTATTTACTGGGTATAACGATTACGAAGATCTTAAAAATAAAATAGCAAAAGATTATAGGTATGATACAGACGGAGCCATTGTAAAAAGTTATGTAACTTTCCAATACACTGAACTAGGAGCAAACGCAACACCGTTCTATTTTACAAAAACAGAAAGACCTTCTAGAAATGGCATCCTGGTTCCTGGAACAGACTGGATGACAACAAGATATGAAGTTGTAGATAACATGATCATTTATCCACCTTCAGGGGTAGACTTTAATGATCTTTCTATTGTCACACATATTGACATGAACATCAAAGATTCTGATATTGGAAATGTTATTATTAAAAAACTTTCTTATGCCTCACAAGCATTAAACGAATCTGACGCAAGTCCAATCGGAACAAGGTTTGGAACTCCTATTTATCCTTACACAAAAACAGGAATATATTATGACTTTAAAAAGCAAAACCCATTCTCGATATATAGTGGATCATCATCATATCTTTACCTAACCAAGACAAGCGGAATACAGGTTAGAGGAAAGTATGACCCACTAGTAAACAGAGGTCTTTTGATTCCAATCAATACTAGCAGAGCAGATGATTTTAAAGCAATCGCAATGCAGATGGCCGTTAGATTTGATGGAGATTATTTCCCTTACGCACCTACACAAATATTTGAGATAGAAAGTAAAACTGCATATCTAAAATTCTACATGGTTGCAAGCGATCCAAGCGGAAGAAGAGCAAAGATTTATGCAATAGATGCAAAGACTGGTTTAGTTCAAAATGGCATAGGTTTTTATTGGAATGGGAAGGTTGTTAAAGAACCAGTTCTAACTCTTCAAGAGTGGGGATTCTTGGGTATAAGTTTTGCTGACAGCCTAATATTCTCATCTTTCGAGGGAGCAATAAGATTGACAGGGCCACTGCTATTTAATAGCATCTCATACTACCAGTCAACAAACCTACAAGAGGTTCAGAACGTCTCAGACAGACCATGGTTTAGAGTTAAGGTTTTGTCTGGCTCTGTCCTAGACTGGGAATTTTGGGATTCTCCTTCATTTAACTGGCAGAATGTTCTTGTTTTAGCAGAAAAGAGTTTTTATGGAGTTAATCCAGCAGAGGTTTACAAGAGTTATACGGGAACCAATAAGTTAATTGTTGGAGATGATACCCCTGTAACGTTAAAGGATTACGGATATTCTGTGTATACGGATATTAACTGGGTCAAATACGTTGTCGATCCAGTATGATATGGTATACTTATGGTTATGGATTCTTTAATAAACCCAAAAACTGGTGAGCCAATTGTAAAAAATGTTAGACGACAAGTCATTGAAAAGAACTATGACTGGGGTCTTTATGTATACAAGAAGGCAAATGGCAAGTGGTTTACTGATGGAAATGGCTCAGTCCTTAATATCCCTTCAGACAAAAATGATATCTCTAGAATGGCAGAACTAAAAAAGACTGCAATGTATTACGGAGACCCAGGAGACGGCACCTGTGTGTTTGTTCCAGGACTAACAAGAGTTTCTGAAGAAGAATATTCTGAACAAGTTGACAGACTAAATGCTGGACTTATACCTTCTCTAAATGACCTTGGAGCAGTACAAGCAGCCAAGGACACTATTGCTAAATATGGGGATGAGGAGTAATCATGGAAGACAACGATTATGAAATCCACGCAAGAATTGATGATGCAATAAAGAAGGATGACACATTCTCAAAGTCAGATCCATTCAATGGTAACTGGGAAACATTAAAATCTCTTGATGGACTAGAAGCAAACTTTAAAAGACGCATTAGCAGATCTGCAACCAAGATGGTTGAGCCAACAACACAATATACGACTGCAGCACTTGCTGGAAAAAGCGGTATTGATGGAGCACAGTCAAAAGAGATAAACCCAGGGTTAGTATATGTAAATGGCTATGGAATGTTTGATGTTATTACTCCACCATGGAACCTTTATGAATTAGCAAACTACTATGACACTTCATTTGCAAACCACGCAGCAATTGATGCCAAGGTAGAAAACATTGTTGGACTAGGTTATGAGTTTAAGGTTTCTCAAAGAACAATGATGAGACTTGAGTCTTCAGAAGATAACAGTGCAACACAGAAAGCAAGAAAAAGAATTGAAAGAACAAAGATTGAAGCAAGAGACTGGCTAGAGTCACTTAATGACGATGACTCATTTACAGCCACAATGGAAAAGGTTTACACAGACCTACAGTCAACTGGAAATGGTTATCTTGAAATTGGTAGAACAACTCGTGGAGAGATTGGTTATGTTGGGCATATCCCAGCGACAACAATGCGAGTTAGAAGACTAAAGGATGGATATGTTCAGATCATTGGAAATAAGATTGTCTACTTCCGCAACTTTGGTGCAAAGAATCAAAACCCACTAACAACAGATGCTAGACCAAACGAGATTATTCACTTTAAGCAGTACTCACCTCTCAACACATTCTACGGAGTGCCAGACATCATGTCGGCTATCAACTCACTACACGGAGACTCACTTGCTTCACAATACAATATTGACTACTTTGCAAACAAGGCAGTCCCACGCTACGTTGTAACACTAAAGGGTGCAAAACTTTCTGGAGATGCAGAAGATAAGATGTTCCGATTCTTGCAGACAAATCTCAGAGGGCAGTCACACAGAACGCTATATATTCCACTTCCAGGTGATAGCGAAAATAACAAAGTCGAATTCAAGATGGAGCCCATCGAAGACGGTATACAGGACGGCTCATTTAAAGAGTATCGTAAGCAAAACCGTGATGACATCCTGGTAGCACATCAGGTACCACTGTCTAAACTTGGAGGTGGCGATTCTGGATCTATAGCAGCAGCACTTGCACAGGATCGTACCTTTAAGGAGCAGGTTGCAAGACCAGCACAGAGACAACTTGAAAAAATGATCAACAAGATTATTCGTGAAAAGACAGATATCATTGAGTTTGTATTTAACGAGTTGACACTGACAGATGAGATTGCCCAGTCTCAAATTCTTGAGCGTTACGTTAAGAATCAGATCATGACTCCTAACGAAGCAAGAGTTGTTTTGGATATGCCACAGAGAGACGGTGGAGATGAGGTCCTAGACCTTAAGCCAGAAGCAGCAGCAGAGGCAACCACGACAAGAGCAAGAGACGCCGAAAGAACAAATAATAATTCTGACAGTTCATCGACTGTCGCTGGACGAAACCCAAAAGGTGAAGGAAGAAAAACTCCTTAATGTCCAATTTGTCCACAATGTGATACTTATATAAAATGGAGGGTATAATATAATGGTGAGCAATATATCCAAGGCCCATTGGAACTCAGATGGGGAAAATTTACGTCTTTCCATGCCACTTACTAAGGTGGACAAGGAGCGTAGAATCGTTTCAGGATTTGCATCTTTAGACAATGTTGACAAGCAAGATGACATTGTAACAGCAGAAGCATCAATGGATGCGTTTGCAAAATTCCGAGGGAACATTAGAGAAATGCATCAGCCATTAGCAGTAGGCAAGATGGTTTCATTCAAAGCAGATAAGTATTTTGATCCAGACTCAAAGAAGTTTTATAACGGAGTATTTGTATCAGCATATGTTTCAAAGGGTGCACAAGATACTTGGGAAAAAGTTCTAGACGGAACACTAACTGGTTTTTCTATTGGTGGACGTATGAACAAGTGGGATGAAGGGTTTGACGAGAAGTCAGACAAGGCAATTAGAATTATTAAGCAATATGATTTGATTGAGTTGAGTCTTGTAGATTCCCCAGCAAATCAATTTGCAAACATTGTATCTGTTGAAAAAGTTGACGGAGTAAATGTTATTAAGGGTGACGAAACAGTTTTAGAGAATGTTTTTTATGATAAGGAATCAGGTCTCGTAATGGTTTCAGAAAATGAGTCAGAGGTAAGCCCAACTACTGGTGAGCAAATGGAAAATATAGGTTTCGTTGAAAAAACAGATAATGAAAAGACAGACATGATAAAATTCTTAGTTGATAGTGCTAAAGGCATTAATACTTCTAAGATTAACAAGGAGGTACAACCTATGACAAAATCAAAAACACAAGTTGAAAAGACAGATGTAGTTGAAGATGTTGTGGTCGCTCCAGAGGCAGATGCATCAGTTGCAGAAGTTACTGAGGAAGTTGCTAAGGCAGAAGAGGTTGAGACAGCAGATGTTGTCAAGACTGATGAAGTTGTAGCAGAAGAGATTGTAAAAGCAGAAGATGCTGAAGCAGTCGAGGCAGTAACAGAAGCAG